AATCAGATTATCATGATTTAATTCATTATTATCATGATTTAATTCATTATTATCATGATTTAATTCATTATTATCATGATTTAATTCACCAGGTTCTTTATTATCCATTTTTTCAAATAAATAATGAATTTATTTTTTCGAATGAACTTGTTTTGTAATATATTATAAAAAATCAATTTTTAATATTGAATTATTGGGTATTCGTTATTAAATATAACAAATATCTGATAACAAAAAAATCAATGTTAATCATTCATATACATTAAAAGAAATTAATTGTAATATGATTTAATCTATTATTTTAATCGATATATTGTCTACATAATTTATAAGCATCAGAATTAGATACACCTGCTGATTTATTTGTTTCAAAACATTCCCAATAAGGTCTATTATTAAAATTATCTTCATAACGTTTATCAAAGAAAATATACGGAGTTTCATAATATCCAAAAGTATTATCATAATACATTGATGGATCATATCTTACTGGAAATGACCAAGGTCGTCGTCCCGGAAATCTATGAAATCCTTCTTGATCACGATCACGATCATAATAATATACTAATAAAATAACTCCAATAATAATTAACCAAATCATTTTTTAACTTAATTAATCAAAAAAAATCTATATAAGAGTATTTATTCTATATAAGAGTATTTATTCTATATAAGAGTATTTATTCTATATAAGAGTATTTATTCTATATAAGAGTATTTATTCTATATCTATGAAATATATATTATAAATGATGTATTACTTACGTCTTCTAGATTTAGCTCGATCACCTACAGATTTTTTTCTGTAAGAACTTCAATTAAAAATTCTTTTAAATGAGGTGTTTCACTTAATTTTGAGAATATCATTTTTTTTAGCATTTTCCTTTTCTGCTTGGCTTACTTGAGAATATTTATTATATAATTGTGGAAAGGTCATTTTAATTAAATCTAATTGAATTAGAAATAATTTTTCTACATCTTTCGATTCGGACATTTTTATTAAATTTAAAATTTAATAATCAAAATACATAAATTAATTCATAATTAAATCTTCAATAATAAATCATTTTATTTCTCCGAATACCATTTTAATGTCTTTTACGACGAGATGATTTTCGCTTTGGTGACTTTGATTTTTTCTTTTTTCCTCGGCTTTTAGAACGATGTCTTCGTGATTTACCACCTTGAACTGCAGGAATAACTTCTTTACCTTCTAAAGCTTGTTCTGCAGCATCACCAAGACCTTTAATATGACCAACAATATCTAATACTTCTTTACGTTTTTCGGGTGATAACTTATCAAGTTCTTCTTTAGCTTTAGGTAAATCAGCTTCTAATGCACCAACATCAGAACCAGCTTTTACAGCATTAATAAAAAGATTTAATGCTGGACAACTTTCAAGCTCAGACATTTTATCTGTATAATATTAAAATACCAATGAGAGATTAAATATATAAATTGTTTTATAAAATGTTGGAATAAAAAAATAAAAATAAAATATTTCATAAATTGAAAAGATATTTGAAATTAATCAACTTTAAAGGTTTCATCTCGTAATTTTTCGATTAATGTTTTACATTTAACAAATTTGCAATTACCCTGAATAAATGCTTCCATTTCAATACCTCGAAGGGAAATAATTTGTGGAGTGTGTGTATATTTTTTCTTGAAGTATTCAGAATCAATTGATTTGATATAGCCTGTGTCTTGATGTTTTCCAGTTTCAGAATTGATTTTTTTGATAATACACATCATAAGAGTGTAACTTCCGTAATCATGGATTACAAATATGGTATCATCTTTGATATTATTGACTGCGTTGAATTTCATCAAAGCAACCATGCAACATAATGCGGTTTGAATATCGAACACATCTGATTTGATTGCTTTAGGATCGATTTTGAGTTCAGGATAATCATATGGTTCATGATAATCAAAACCAAATTTTTCATGATTCCAACGAGTTATTTGCTTTTCAGGATTAAAGTTATCCATTTGATTGGTTGAATGTTAATATTACTTTATAATTATCAATTTTTTTTATAAAAGATCAGAGATAAGATAATATAAATTCTTTTAAAAATTGATAATTATATTTTTATAATAAACCCAACCAAAACCAACCAATAAAATGCTATCATTATCTGAATCAATTAAAATAGATAAGTTTTGTGATGAAAAAAACATCTTTCACAACAAATCACCTGATGAAAAAACTCTTCATCGTTATCTTGCTTACCATCTTACAAATTCTGAATTAAAATGTCAATTCAGAACTTTTAATTGGTTTAAGAATATTGAGGAAATGACATTTGAACACGATGGTACAATCATGACATACCATATTGGTGGAAAACATCGAGATGATCCATTTGTTAAAAAACCTGAATACGAATGTGTTCGAGAATCGTCGGTAATTTTGTTCAAAAAAATTAATGAAATATTAGCTAATACACCAGATTCAATTCGAAACAAATTCAGATTGCATTTGCTTCATGAAGGTATCGGTAAAATAGTTGATTCATCATCAATTTGGTCAAAATCTGTTTATTGGGAATTAATCTCTTGTAAATTCAAATATTAGAGACCATCATCGCCATAACCAACAAACTGAATTTGTTGAATGATTGGTTGAATTATTTCCAAAACCTCATTATATGCCAAATAAACATATGAACCCTCAATAATTAATACTTTATTTTTTTGATTGATCAATGACAAATCAAAGTAAAACACAAAACCACGATTGTATACAGAAATCTGATTATCATCCATTCTAATTCGTACTAATTCATATTTAGGAATAATAATTTGATTTTTGGTAGAAGAAGGCATTTTTGTTTTTGGCTTTTGTTAATATTAGATAGAAACAATCAATTTTTTCAATATAGTATCGATCTAACTAGATCATGTATATCTCTAAATAAAAAAATAAAAGATAGTGTTCAATGTATCCAACTAAACATTTTTTTGAATAATACAGCTAATACATTATTAAATGAAGTATTATTAGAAATATGTAAGCAATGGTTGTAACTAAAATTGTGAAACTTCTTTTGATAAATAAAGAAATTCATGAACAAATTGAAAAAAGTTACACACAAAGCAATGAACTCAGAAAATCATTCAAAACCTCTTCTTGATCAAACAACTGAATAAAAAAATAATATTTATTTTAACAATAATATATCAACTTTGTTATTTTTTTAATTAATTCCATCATAAATTCTTTAAATTAATTTATAAAGGTAAATCAAAATCAACAGATGATAAACCTCTAGCATATTGAGCTGCTAATGCTAGTCTGTCTGAATCATTCAATGTCGCAAAATTACGATCATATAAGTTTAATGCTTGAGCTTTTTTACGATGTACATCTTTACATAAATTAATTCCTTCTCGACCAGGTTTGGCTGATGGACATAGATAGAAATTACCATTTGAACCCCGACTCAATACATTTGTTAATGACCAAGCTAGATAACCCATCAGATTGTTTCTATTAAGATTTGGAAAAACTTCAACAGATGTCCAATTACTAAAATCAACTTCAAATGGTGTATTAGTTTTGTTTTCTCCACAAGTATCAATAATTACAATACACTTTTCACGAACATTAACAGCATTCTTTAATTCACGGCGTACTGCTTCAATAGCAGCTCTCATATGTATACCTTTCTGACAAAATTTATCAGTTCCAAGATTGTATACTTTGAAACCAAGCTTTGAATATTTGTTTTGGATGAAATCTGAAAGTGTAGTTTTACCAGCACCAACAACACCTCTCATGTAAATGATGTATCGATTATTATCTTTTTCATCATTATTACGATCTTTTAAAGGGTCTCGGATTTTGTTTTCATTAAAATCTGATGTATAAGGCTTTTCATACAAACTTGGTACTTTTGATTCAATTTGTGGAGGAACTTTCACATAATTGGATTCATTTAATCTTGCATAACAAATTGGACAAGAAAGTTCTTTTCTATCAGTTAATTCTTTCATAGATTCTTTTGAAATCATAAAGATTGGACTGCAATTAAATCCTGTAGGACTTCTATGAGTATTAAATCCATATCCACCTTCCTTACTCAAATCAGTAAGCGATAAATAACAATTGTAATCATAAATGCTTGTAAAAGATACAGAATCAAGAACATATTTAGGAAATACTAATTCGTTGTTATGAACAGTTCCACAATGAACAATTTGAGCAGCATACATACCAGGAATAACATTATCAAGCATTTTAATAATATCATACCATAATTTTAATGGAGTACCGACAATTTTCAAATGATTCATAGCAGTTTCAAGAACAGATTTGAAATCATTAAAATTTCCAGTATGTAAAGCTGGAGCATTACCATCTAGTAAATGCTTTAATTCAGTAATTTCAACTGAAGTTCGTTTCTTATTAAGCATAATTTTAGCAAGCTCTAACCAACTTTGTTTGATTGATGCATCAACTTGTGATTTGTAAATTGATAAAGCTTCACTTAATACAAGATACATAATCAAATCATCTTGTATGTTAACATTAAATCGTGAGGAGTAAACTGTTCTAGTCCATTGACGCAAGCATTGTTCATTGAACAATGAAAGATAAGAAACTGAACTCATCAATCCAAAAACTGGAGTTTTACCAATCGATGAACGAGGAAATCGTCCATTTTTTTCAATAAAAGTTTCAGTAACAAGTTTTGAAGGTCCTGTTAATATACGAAAACATCCATTTTTTTGTTCTTCAAACATTTCTCTAGATTTGAAGTCTGAATCCCAAACAGGAAAACTGCAAAAATCAGAACTCATACCGATTGCTTGACAAACATTTTCATTGAGTTTGCGTTGAGCATCTTTGTAAAGATTTTGCAAATTTTTACGATAATCAGCTAAAATTCTTGCCTTACCTTCACGTTCTTGAAGAATGGATTCTCCAAGAATGTAATAAATAACTTGTTGATCTAATGCAAACAATCTACTAAATGTTTTGATATTGTAATCAATCATTTGTTCTGATTTATTCTTCAAAAGATGGAATAAAGTTGTTGAAAGGCGTTGAGCAATTGTTAATTGCTCTGCTTCAGCATGATTACCATTGACAGCCGTATTAATTTCATTTGCAACATACTTAACAAATTTATCCATATTAAGTTCAAGAAAATATTTTTCACCATAAGGAATGTATCCAATTGGTGGAGTCATCTTATGAATATGTACGAATTCTTGTAATTCAGCACATTTTGTTTCAGCATTAAATAAACCTGGGTAATGAGAAATAAATTTACAAATAAAATTTGTAAGATTGTTTTCTTGAATAGTTTTGTAGACATCAGTACCTGCAGCTGCATTAACTTCTTCAACATTGCTGTAATCCCGTTGAGTGCGTTCTACAGTCAAAATAGATAGATTTCCTCT